TTTGTAAAGACCGAGAAGAAGATTGACATCATTTTCTCGCCTACTCAGATCAAGAACTACGACAACGGACAAACCAACTTTGTTTTGAGTTATGTTGAAGCTCAGAAGGATGGCGATTTGCGGATTTTGTATTATGGTGGAACGCAGAACAATGTATCTTGGAGATTTTATGCACCATTCTACGGAGTTGGCAATTTCCCGTATGTGGTACAACGCAAACTCCCGTTGACCATCCACTATGACAACATCGCCAATCCGACCTTTGACATACTATTTGGTATGCCCAAAGAACTCGGTGTTGGTGCTGGTTACAAATACGGCAATTCAAACCTTGTCACAAACTACTATTATCGTTTCCTGACCGAGATCACCAATAAGAATTCCAAGATTGCACGAGCTTATTTCAGAATCACCCCATTGGATTGGTTCAACTTACGGTTCAACAACTTGTACTTCTTTGAAGGTCAGTATTGGAGATTAAACAAGGTCAGCGATTACAATCCAATTGAAGAAGGCGTTTATGAATGTGAGTTCCTTCTTGCTCAGTTTATCCCACCGGCAACCATCACAAACAAGAAGATTGGTGCGGGAACGGGGCAAGGACAAGAAACGGAAGATTATGGAGATATCTATCCGGGTGGAAGCAATCCAATCAGACCGGGTATTCGTGGGGCAAATGTTGGCGGAAGCACGGGAAGTGGCGGTGGTGTGTTTACTGGATACGATATTGTGCAATCTTCGGATGGTGCAAACAATTCAGGTCTTGGATTGAGGCGAGTGAATTATTCAATGGGTGCTGAGGGGAGTGTTGCGTTGGTCTGCACGGACTTTGAAGTCACCAAACCTGATACACTCTATGTCGGCAACTTTGAGATGTATCCAGCATTTTTGAGTGGTGGTTCGGTTCAAACAGTAACGGCAAACACAACGGCAACAAAAGACGATAGATTGTTTTTGGTTGATACCACAAGTGGAAACAAGACAATCACCTTGCCTGATCCAACGGGTTTAAGCGGGAAACAATTTGTAGTGAAAAAATTAACTTCCGCACATACCATCACCGTCGATACAACTGGAACGGCAAAGATTGACGGTGCGGATACACATTCAATCAATCAACATTGGGCATCACACATCTTTGAAACGGATGGCGTGGATTACTTTATAACAGCAGAAAAATAATGGCACTAAACGCAACGATTGACTTAACCGTCAAAAAACCTGACTTCAAATCAATGAAGGCGGAGATTAGAGAACTAACAGTCGCAGCTCAACAAGCGGTGATGCAGTTCGGCGAGTTCTCACCTGAAGCATCCAAAGCGGAGAAAGCACTTGCCGGTGCGAGAGATAGGATGGATGACTTCAATGATCGTGTGAAAGCGGTCAATCCTGATAGGTTCTCAAAAATCAATACAGTTGTTCAAGGTGTTGCAAGTGGATTTGCAGCAGCACAAGGTGCGATGGCGTTGTTCGGAAACGAATCGAAGGACTTTGAGAAGACGATGATTAAGTTGCAAGGTGCAATGGCGTTGTCACAAGGTCTTGAAGGATTGGGAAAGATTCAACAACAATTCGGTGCAATCTTCAAAGATGTTGTCAGCGGTGCAAAGAAAGCATTCGCAGCAATCAAAGCGGGTATTGGTTCAACGGGTATCGGATTGATCCTTGTTGCACTTGGGGCAATCGTTGCATATTGGGATGACATTAAAGAAGCGGTGAGCGGTGTGAGTGAGGAACAAAAAGATTTGTTGAAGAACACGGAGAAACTGGTTGAAGCAAATCAAAAATCTTACGATAATATATCTGCAAGTGAAAACATCTTAAAGCAACAAGGCAAAACGGAAAAGGAGATTTTGCAAATGAAAATTGCAGCATTAAAAGTATCAATCACTGATTTGTCTGCTCAACTTGAAACTCAACAAAGTATTCAACAAGCTCAAATTGATACCGCCCAAAGAAATAAAGATATTCTTCAAGGGATGATCAGGTTCATATTTTTCCCATTGTCAATTCTACTGAAAACGGTTGACAAAGTCGGGGAAGCATTAGGCAAAGATTTTGGATTGGAAGAAGGATTTAGTGGTGGGATTGCAAAAATGGTATTTGATCCAAAAGAAGTTGAAGATGAATCAAACGCTGCAATTGAAAAAAGCAAAGATGGTTTGAGGAAAATGCGTAATGAGGTGGCTGGATTTGAGGAGTCAATAAAAAGCATTGATAAAAAGGCAGCGGACGATAGAAAAAAAGCACGAGAAGATGCGGACAAAGAAGAACTTGAACAATTAAAAAAGCATCAAGAAAGATTAAGGGATGCAATTGATTTGGCAGATGGCATCAGGCGGAAGAAAATTTATGATAGTGTTGAATTTGAAAAGAAACTAACTGGTCAGCAAGTAGTTCTCCAAGAATTACAATACAAAAAAGAGTATTCAGATAGAGAAAAGTTTGGGTTATTTATTAAAACTCAACACTCGGAATTGATAGATTCTACACTTGGGTATTTCAATACAATTAGTGAGTTGGCTGATGCGTTTGCAACTAATGACGAAGCATCTCAAAAAAGAGCATTCCAAGTCAACAAAGCGATGAGGTATGCTTCAACTGTATTAAGTACAATTGAAGGAACACAAAACGCATTCACAACGGCAGCGGATTCACCAATCACCAAAGTGTTTCCTGGATATCCATTTGTACAAGCAACGGCAGCAGCATTGTTTGGTGTTGCTCAATTGGCTAAAATTAGAAAGACACAATTCCAAAGCACATCAGCACCATCAGGGGCAGGACAAATGAATGGCGGTGGAATGCCACAAATGTCAGCACCAAATATCAGCTCATCACTACCATCAGTAAGCGGATTTGATACCAAAGTATTTGTGACTGAAGGTGACATCCGAAGAACAACCGATCGTGTGGATACTACGAGAAAAGTGTCCGTTGTCAAATAACGCTATTTAAGAAAGATGAAGTTACCAGTATACCGATTAGACATCAACGAGTTTGACGAGGAAACGGGCATTGAGTTCGTTTCTTTGGTAGAAACTCCAGCCATACAAAAGGACTTTCTTGCATTTGAAGAACAGTTTGTTGAACCGAATCCAAATGAAAGTGAAGAAGAGTTCGTTCAAAGATGTATCCCAATTTTAATTGGCGAAGGCAAGGATAGTGAACAAGCCGTTGCGATATGTTATTCAATGTATCAGTCAAAGTTTGAGAGTTACACGGATTATCCTGAAGGTGCGAAAGCAAATGCCGAAAGAGGTATCCGCTTGAACGAAGAGAACGGCAACAAGTGTGCAACTCAAGTCGGCAAGGTGCGAGGTCAACAATTGGCACAAGGTGAACCAATCAGCGATGAAACGGTTCAACGGATTTATTCATACCTATCACGAGCCAAAGAATACTACAATCCCGATGATGACACCGCTTGTGGGACTATCTCTTATTTGTTGTGGGGTGGTGAAGAGATGTTGAGTTGGACTGAACGCAAATTGTCAGCGAGTAAATTTGCAATCCAAGACGAGGAGAAACGAATCGTTACTGGGGCAGCGATGATTGCTGATCTACCAATCTACCGAAGGGATGATGTTCGTGGTGAATACTATGTGGTATTCGACAAGGAAAGCATCTTCAAGATTGCAAAGAAGTGGGCAAGAGGGAACAAGTATGATGCGGTGAACACTCACCACAAAACACCCATCGCAGATGGCGTGAGCTTGTTTGAATCATACATCATTGATCGTGAACGGGGCGTGATGCCACCAAAGGGATTTGAAGAAGTTGCCGATGGTTCTTGGTTTGTTTCATACTTGATTGACAACGAAGAAGTGTGGGCAAAAGTCAAGTCAGGCGAGTTCAAAGGATTCTCAGTTGAGGGTGTTTTTGACTTTCCCGTTGATGCTGATGAACAACTCCTTGAGCAAATGAAATCAATCCTTTCCCAATGGAATGGCAAGTAAAATTGCAACACTTACAACTAAAAACTAATTAATATACAAATGAACGCAAAAGAAACATTGAAGGAAATCCGCACAATGCTTGGATTCTCTGACGAAGAAATCAAAGTCGAGATGGCAACCGCCACATTGACTGATGGTACTGTAATCACTTACGAAGGTGAATTGGCAATCGGAACTGCCATCTTCGTTCAAACTGCTGAAGGTGACATTCCAGCACCTGATGCAACTCACGAGGTTGAAGGTGGATTGTTGGTGACAACCGTTGGTGGAATGGTTACTGAAATCGTTGAACCTGAAATCGAAGTTGAAGTAGAAGCCGAAGAGTTCGCAACCGTATCTGCATTCAACGAAGTAGTTGCCAAAATGGAAACTGCAATCGCTGAATTGACTGCTAAGGTGGAAACATTGACTGCATCAAACAACACACACAAAGAAGCAATGAGCAAAGCAATCGACTTGATCGAGAAAGTTGCTGACTTGCCTTCAGATGAACCCACAAAAACTCCCGTTTCAAACAAGAAGAATGATCAGTTTGAAGCATTGAAAAGATTAAAAAACTCACTAAATAAATAAACTAAAACTATGGCATTTTCAGTCGGATCTCTCGTTAATTACAACAACGAACAATCAACAGATTTGTTGGTTAAAGCATTGTTCAGCGGCAAAACTGCTGCTGCGATGTACGCTGCTAACCAAGTGCAAGTAGGTGTTAAATCATCTGCTGCCTTGAACATCATCGCTTCAACTGTATTCTTTCAAGCCGATGGCTGCGGATACAATCCAAGTGGTACAACTACCTTCACACAAAGAAACATCACCGTTGGTGCTGTGAAAGTTGAAGAAACTCTTTGTCCTAAAACTTTGGAAGCAAAGTGGATGCAAACACAAATTATGCCCGGATCACCAACAATGATTCCTTTCGAGGAGCAGATTGGAAACGAGAAGGTAGCCGTGATTGCACAAACTTTGGAAACTGCTCTTTGGCAGGGTGATACTGCAAGTGGTAATCCTAACTTAAACCGTTTTGATGGTTTGAGCAAAATCATCGCTGCTGCATCTCCAACATTGGCAAACGCTGCCCCAACAACTTTCACAACCGTGACTGCTGCAAACATTGATGACATCTTGGATCAAATCTATGCAAACATTCCAGCTGCCGTTGCAACCAAAACTGACTTAGTTTGTTTCTTGGGTGTTGATGCTTACAAGTTGATGTTGGTTAATTTGAAGAACGCCAATTTGTTTCACTATGTGGCTGATGCTGCAACTGAAATGGAAATGGTGTATCCTGGAACTAATATGAAGTTGATCGCCGTTGGTGGTTTGAACGGAACAAACAAATTGTTTGCTGGTTCTTTGTCTAACTTCTTCTTAGGAACTGACCTTGCAAACGAAGAGGAAATCGCAAAACTTTGGTACTCTGAAGATTCTGACGAAGTTCGTTTCCGTTTGACTTTCAAGTATGGAGTGCAAGTTGCATTCCCATCTGAAGTTGTTTATTTCACTCTTTAATCTGAGATAGGATGCCTTGTTTATTAACATCAGGATTTACCCTTGATTGCAAAGAAGCAATCGGTGGTATCAAAAGCATCCACCTAATCAGTTGGACTGCATCAAAGTTTACCGTTGCTAGTGGTATAGTTACTGCAACAACTGTTGTAAGCGGTGATGTATACACTTACGAGCTACCGAAAGCAACCGGATCAATGACAAACACTACAAATGTTTCTATTGAGAACGGCACATCTTTCAACCAAGCAGACATTGCGTTCAAACTTCGCAGATTGTCAACAACCAAACGCAACGAGATGAAACTTCTTGCACAAGGTCGTTGCTATGCAATCGTGAAAACGAACAACGATGAGTATTGGTTGGCTGGTAAGGACTTGGGTTGTGATGTGACTGCAATGGTCAGCAACACGGGTACTGCAATGGGTGATTCTACTGGATACGAAGTAACTCTATCTGCAATCGAAGCCGAAGCACCTTGCATCTTGCAAAGTTCGGTGGTAACTACATTGGGAATTTAAGTACGCTTGATTCATAGAGAAAGGGGGTGGGCATTTGCTCACCCTTTTTTGTTACATAAAACCCAACTCGCTATTTTGTATTGATGTTGGTAATTAATAAACTGCAAACGAAATTTTGGTATTTGACTTTGACGGAGAAAGCAAGTGCAGCATCGTATGTATTCACCTTCACTCACCGACAAACGGAAACAGTTGTGACAACCACATTGACCGATGTCAGCACACAAACGGAGAGATACAACAAATTCCAATTCATTGAAGGCACAACTGCAACACTCTTGGAAGGCGAACACGAATATAGTGTAAGCACCAGCGGTGGAACACTTTGTGAAATCGGAATCCTAAAAGTAGAAACCACATCAAGCGTGACACAATACACTCCAACTTTAATAGAAAAAATACACACAATATGAGCAACTCAACAAGCATTTTGGCTGGTGGCGATGGATTCAAATATCACGGCACGGGTACAGTTACATCAGTAGGTTATGCAGCACTTGTAGTCCAAGAAGACACGGTGTTCACTTCATTCTCAGTAGACGGAACAAATGTTCTTTCAGCTCGTGGATTGAGTGGAATCACACTTCAGCAAGGAGCGTATCTACCATCAGGTGGAGCATCAAAAATCACCGGATTCATTATCTCTTCAGGATCAGTAATCGGCTACTAAAATGATAGGCATCGGAATTGGCACTCGAAATCGTCTATACAAAGGTCAAGCGTGGGACATCGTACAAGGTTACAAATCACGCATCACAACTGACGGAGGGTACTATGAAGGTATCTCTTGCTTACTTAATAAATTAAACAACTTATGAGCAATCTACTAAGTCAAGCGTCACTCGTGATGATTCCGAGTGGCTACAAAGAAGATGTTGTTTATTCAGCAGTCCCCACAGACGGAAGCGGGGATTTATCATTCACACGAGCATCCAACGGAACCCGAATAAATAGTTCGGGGTTGGTGGAGGTTGTGGCGTGGAATATGGCGGGTTATTCGGAGGATTTTAGCAACGCGTATTGGACAAAAAACAATATTCCCGTGATGGCATATAATGTTGCTACT